TCTGCTTCATTTGCCTCAACATCATCATATGCAAATGCTACATCAACTGTAGGTTATACTATAGGTGGTTCTCAAATATATTATACTGCTGTTTTATCATCAACTTCTCCCTCTACAGTAAACGTATTTACTAATAATACTAGTTCCTTTACCTCAGCATTTTATAACTATAGTTTATATAGTGGTTCAAATGTAAGAGCAGGACAAATATCAGCCACATGGACAGGAAATACAGCAGTATATAATGACTATTCAACAGCAGATATAGGATCTACGTCAACAGTAACTGGTTCTGTATCAATAGTATCAGGACAAGTACAATTAAACTTCCAAGTACCTTCATCAACTGCAGGTTGGAATGTAAAAGCAACTGCTACATATATTTAAAATAATAATTTATGATTTATCAAGTACAAATGCAATTTATTCCTGGCAATCCAACAATCTGGGTAGCTCGCCTAAACCCAGATGATCCTCTTTATGATTATAATAATTTTGAAGAAGCACAAGCAAAAGCTACTGAACTTCAGGATGCTGATCCAACTCGTGCTTATAGAGTTACTTTACTAAATATAGAATAAAAAAACCTTCTAATTGATAGAAGGTTTAAAAAAATGATATTTATTATCGACTAAAACAATAAAATCGATGATAAATATTACCTCCTCTATCCCTATAGTAGGGATTTATAAAATTACTTCCCCTTCAAACAAAGTATACATCGGTCAATCTACCAATGTAAAAAAAAGATGGAAAAATTATGAGTGGCTACATAACAGTGTGTGCGGTCCTTATTTACTACGCTCATTAAAAAAACACAGCCCCCAAAACCATAAATTTGAAATTATTGAAGAATGCTCTATTGAACAACTTAATGAACGAGAAACATACTGGAAACAAGTAGAATTAGATAAAGTTAATAATGATTGGAGTAAAGTATTATTTTGTGAATTATACGATAAAAGTGGTGGACCTAGATCAGAACAAGTAAAAGAAAAAATAAGACAAGGTAATACAGGAAAAACCCAATCAGAAGAAACTAAAAGAAAAATAAGTCAATTTCAAAAAGGTAGACCCAAACCAGAAGGATACAGTGAAAAATTAAAACAGATACTAACAGGTAAAGTTAGAACAGAAGAAACAAAAAAACGTATGTCTAAATGCCGAAAAGGCAAACCTAATTTAAAAAATAGAAAACCTAAACCACTTGGATTTGGTAAAAACTTTACTGGTTCCCCTACTAAATCAGTATATCAAATATCTTCAATAGATAATAATATTATAGCAACATATCCTAGCCTAAAAATAGCATCAGAAACAACAGGAATAGACGGAGGAAATATATCACGATGCTGTCATGGTAAAGGAATAACTGCGGGTAAATATAAATGGTCATTTGTATAATTTTTAATATTTATAAATAATAACTGAATAATATGGGATTTTTTGATGGACCTACTATTGTTACAAACGGATTAGTATTATCATTAGATGCTGCTGATCAAAATTCTTATTCGGGTAGTGGAACTACTTGGAGTGATTTGAGTGGAAATAATAATAGTGGTTCTTTAGTTAATGGACCTACATTTAGTAGTGGTAATGGAGGAAGTATTGTGTTTGATGGTGTTGATGATTATGTAAATTGTGGTAATAATTCAACTGTACAAATAACTGTCGGAACAATATCAAGTTGGGTCAAACTTTCTAGTATTATTTCTGGATATAGAGGCATATTAGTAAAACAAACAGCTTGGGGTTTATTTGCTAGAGACGGTATTTTTGTTACTTACGATTGGGGTGGAGGAGGAGATAGATCAACTGGGATAAACATAGCAGATGGAACTTGGAAAAACTTGATTATGTCTTTTACAGAAACTATAGGAAGCCCATCAAATAACGTAATATTATATTTAAATGGAATAGCGGTCTTAACAACAACTGTTAAACATGCCAATAATAATGTAACGTTAACTATAGGCTCAGGAGCTCCAAGTGTAACTCAAATATTTAATGGAAATATCGCAAATTCTGTAGTATATAATAGAGTACTATCACCATCAGAAGTACTCCAAAATTACAACGCACAAAAATCACGCTTCGGCTTATAGTTATAATATATGTCAACACAATACGCTTTTGGACAAACAGTAACAAATGGATTAGTATTAGCATTAGATGCTGCTGATAAAAATAGTTATGTTTCTGGATCTACTGTTTGGAATGATTTAAGTGGGAATGGTAATGGAGGAGCTATTTTAGGACCTACATATAATAGTTCAAATGGAGGTGCTTTATTTTTTCCCACTACAGCTAATGCTTATGTATCAGGCTCATCTCCAAACTTACCATCAGGAAACAGTGCATTTACTAAATCAGCTTGGATACAAAGTGGGTATAAAGGTAATAGCAGTACCGGCCATCCAAATATAATATCTTGGGGAAATAACTTGTCAAATAATAAAAATGGATTATCTTTACAAACAGATGCATCAAATAATCCCCAAATTTTACATTGGTTTTATGCTAACGATTATAGTTGTTCTATAAACGATATAACAAATACTTGGGCAAATATTACAGTAACATATAACCCACCAACATTAGTATTTTATATAAACGCAGTAAGTCAATCTACTCAAACTGTTACTGGTACACCTAACGTAGTAGGAACAACTCAATTAGAAATAGGTAGATTTGGAACTCTTACTAATTATAACTTTAGCGGTAGTATAGCAAACGTACAAATCTATAATCGAGCTCTTTCTCAAACAGAAGTTCTTCAAAACTACAACGCACAAAAATCACGCTACGGCTTATAACAAATGGGAATATCAGGTGGACCAGATATAGTTAGAGATAGTAGCTTAGTATTAGAGCTAGATGCTGCTGATAAGAATTCTTATAGCGGTAGTGGAACCTTGTGGAATGATTTAAGTGGAAATGATAATAATGGATCCTTAGTTAATGGACCTATATTTAATAGTGCTAATGGCGGAAGTATTGTGTTTGATGGAACTAATGATAGAGTAGATATATCTCATAATTCTTTGTATAATTTTACAACAGGACTTACTATATCTTGTTGGTATAAAACTACTGTAGGGATAAATAGTTATATTGTAACAAAATCTAATGATTCTTTTTATTTATGTGTAGGCCCTACAGGCACTACTGCAAATAAAATGTCTTTCTTTTTAAATGGTACCTCTGGGGGTTGGTTGCAATCCATTGCAAACACTAACACAGGAATATGGATTTATGTATCAGCAACTTGGACAGGAGGAGTTAGTTACATATACTTAAATGGTATTTTAGATATTAGCGCATCAAGACCTGGAACTTTACAAACAGGAACAAGCCCTTTAAATTTAGCTAATAGACTAGATGCAAATAGCTATTTAAATGGATCTATAGCAAACTTCCAATTATATAATCTCGCCCTCTCAGCATCAGAAATCACCCAAAACTACAACGCACAAAAATCACGCTTCGGCTTATAAAACAATACAATTATGAATAACACGTACATGATTTTTAACGTATCAGAATTAGAACAAATTGATTTTGAACAAGTAAAAGAAACATCAATTGATACTGTTCGCAAATCAATAGATCAAACTAAAACATTTGTAAAGTGGGAAGATGAAATACCACAATGTGTAGTTGATTTAACAACCAAAGAAGGCCCATACACTTATGAAGAAATATTAGCGATATTAGCTACGGAAGAATGGACTAATCCTAATCTACTTCCATAATATTTATATGTGATGAAAATAGGTCACATATATAAAATTACATCACCAACAGGCCGTGTCTATATAGGTAAAACTACTAGGCTAAATGATAGAATATCTTATTATAGAAATAATAATAAGGGTGGACAAAAAATAATATCAAGTAGTATTAATAAATATGGATGGAATCAACATAAATTTGAAGTAATAGACGAGGCTCCGGTTGATAAATTAAGTGAATTAGAAATTAAACATATAAAAGAACTTAATACATTCCATTATGATAATCCAAATGGAATGAATTTAACTAGAGGTGGTGAAGGAACATTAGGAAGAAAACATAACGAAGAAACTATCAATAAAATGATAGTAAAACGAACAGGAACAAAACGTTCTGAAGCTACTAAAAAGCTAATGAGTGATCTTAAAAAAGGTAAAGTACCTTCTAGTGCATTTTATGTTAGAACTGAAAAACATCTTAAAATATTAAGACAAAATAATCTTGGTAGAATAGTGCCCAAAGAAGAAGTAGCTAGACGTAACCAATCAAGATTAAATAGACTTATAGAACAACATGAAGCTATCTTACAAATAGATATTAAAGGAAATATAGTAAAAGAATGGCAAATGTTACCTAAAGATATAGCTAAACATTTTAACGCATATGATACAAATATTATTAAATGTTTAAATAATAAAAAAGAAAAAGGATTAGGATATATTTGGAAATATAAAAAATAAAACCCCGCGCCTCAGGGAAAGTGAACTGAGGTACAAATTATATGGCTTTTGAATTTGTAGCCAGAAATGGCGTCATTGCTTTAAATAATTCCATAATATCCGGTTCTCTTATAGTAACTGGAAGTATTACCGGATC